CAGTAATCCAGTCGGCGAACTGAGGTTCCGGCGTCTGTTTAAGGCGTCTGGCACTCCGTGGAGAAACTGGATTGCAGTCTGTGAAGTAGTGCAGATTTTGCATCATACTTTGTAAATATTATGCGTTAGACACAACGCTTTGTAAATAGTACTCATTTAAAAATGCGGTGAAGGGTGGCTCCCTTCATTCCTACAACGCCGCACAAAAAAAAGGACTCAAGCTACAGTGTCATAGCGCCCATTTAATCGTTATGTCAAACGTGTGTGGATGGTTTCGGCCGAAGCAAGGCCATCTCGAGGTCGATTTAAGGGCTATGTTGGCGGCACTCCCAAAAGGAATTGTAAAAACGCGATGTAGTTACCGATAGCTCGCTTTGGGTTTGCGATAACGCTGATGCCTGGTAGCACAGAGAGGGAACAACTCTCAAAAAAGTTTGGTTAGTCATTGACTTGATTGGTTAAGAACCTGACTTAGCGGAAAGACGCTTTCTTCAAAATTATCTTTTTCTCAATCATGACTACAACCACGTGCTCTTCAGATAAGTATATGGTTTATTTGTTCGAAAGAAACCGATGTTTCGGAGTTGAATATAATCACTCCCACGTATTTTCACATACAATCTACGACCATAATATTAGGTCCGACGATTTTAGTATACGATATGTACACTTGACTATTGTCGTTCCTGTTGACAAAGCTCCGAAGGTTTGCTTGAATGCTCCTAATGTGCTTGAATTCTCTACTAATTGTCTTCTCAATTATTTTGTGATAGTTAACGAGGTCAAGGGTTTGTTTAACGTGACGTTTGTGTTACGTTACGGCGAACCTCTGATAACGACAGCTTTCTCAGAGATGACTACGGAGATTGGCGTATTTTTTCCGCTATATCTTCCTGAATCAGGCTCTAAAAACACTTCCGCGTCTACCATAAAGAAAGTGTCTAAGAGTAAGAAAATCATATCAGAGATTAAATTGCAAGAGAAAAAGAAACAACGGAATGTCACCCAGATTAGAGATTCCAAGCAGCAATTAGTGTTCTATCAACCAGAAGGATTGTTTACAGTAGGTTTAGATGTAGAGACACAAGAATTCTTCTCTAACTTGATTTCTCGGTTTGCTGAATCGTTTCAAATTCGTATTGATTTCATGGGTCCTATCTATGAAAAGTTGACTTTTGTTTTACAAAAACTAAGAGATATTTCCGCTAGTTTAGCGAAATTCGTTAGAGGAATAATATTGTTCTTTTCTAGTTTTTTTTCTTCTCCTGTTAAGAATCTTATCTTTTCTTTGTTAGGAGAACATGTCGAGACAGAAGTTGTTTTCGATATTGAAATGGAACCTGAAGGAGGTTTTTCTCTAGAGTTTCTTACTCCAATCTTTACGAAATACTTTAGTGATTTCATAGACCTAAGTAATTGGTTTATGTTTATTGATAGAGTGCGGATATTGCGATCGTCTGTTCAATCTAGTAAGTCTGTGTTGTCGTGGTTGTATTCTCTTTTAAAAGAGTTTATGCAGCTGTTTTGTGACTCCATAGGCATTGTGAACCCGCTAGACCAAGACATGCACCCTGATATCGTCCTTGTACAAAAGAAAGCTCGAGAGTACCTTGATGCTTGGCACAATGGCCGTGATACCGATTATGAATTTTCTAGGAAAGTTTATGAATTGCAAACGACAATCGAGAACATGGTTCACGATAAACGTAGGCGTTATTCTCCACAAATGAAGGAAAAGCTCGTGTACTTGCTTAGAAAATTTTCTCCAATAGTCGATTATTGCACCCGACACGTTAACCCCAATAACGGGCCTCGTGTTCCTACTTTTGGAGTTCTTATAGGAGGACCTACATCTGCTGGCAAGTCAACCTTATCTCAGTTAGTGTTGCATGCCATTATAGCAAACGTTCTAGAAGGTGAAGAACTTGCAGAATTTATGGCTAATCACAATGATTTTATCGATATACGTCATAGTGAATTAGGTTTTTGGGATGGAACTCATCCTGGGAAAGCTTTTGCCATTGTCTACGATGACTTCGGACAGTTAAGAGATAGTGTTGGCAATCCTAATTTGGATGCTTTCGAGATTATCAGGTTGATAAATAGTGCACCTTATCACTTGCACTTTGCTGCTCTTGAAGATAAGCAAAGGCATTACGCTCATTACAAAATGGCGTACGCCACTACGAATCTGAGCAAGTTTCAGTTTGATTCCTTACACAATTCAGAAGCGGTAGTACGCCGATTTGATGTAGCTTATGTGCAGGTGCCTAAAGCAGAGTTTTGTATTGATGGTTCCATTGATATTTGGAGTAGGAGGTTCGATTTCGCAAAACTGCGGAAAAAATACCCAGAAGATGACCCTAATAATTTCATTGTTTTAGATGCAGTGGAATTTGTTCCTTGGGATTTTCTAAAAGGAGTCCAAAAACCTGGGAAGCCTCTTAGTTTCAAAGAGTTTATAAAAGAGTGCGTGTTGCTCTATAAGAAAAGACATGGCGCAGGACAGCAACTTTTAGAGTTTCAAGAAAAGATGAAACATTACAATCCTTTTGAACCAGAAATGGGAGAGATCAATCGAGTTAATAGCGTTGAAGCAGTCGTATATCACGACAGTGAATCTGTTTTGTGGCCTAAGGATGAAATTGATAAAGGGAAGTCCGTTGAGAAGATGCGATGTTTGCGCAGTGAGTTAGGAACAATATTGTATCCAGGTACACTAACGTACCTGTCACTACGCGATATTGCAGGACCATTGTATGACATGTTTTATGATGAAGATCAGACAGATTGGAAAGAATTCATTTCAGATGTGTCGATTTTAAACAAGGTCTTAGCAAGGTTACCTACATCGTGCCACTCTATGCTTTCTTCGATGTATGCTGAAGTGCTGTCGAAGTGGTTGCGAGGCAAGCAGTCGTTTATTTCTACTGCGATTAAGGCCTTTGTTAGTAGCACGAGATTTGTCACTTCAGTACCTGGGTTCTACTTAGCAGCTCTCAAAATGCTACTGGTAGACGCGTGTGCAGCTATAGCGTCTACCAGTAACAAGATTTACCCAAACTCTCCTTTGTTTGCCAACTTAAACAAGCACAAGTATAGGTGGTTAACAGGAGTTGTGAAAGGTTTGGGAGCTGTTGCTGGAGTTTTAATTTCAGTCAAAGCAGGTATACACGTAGCTCAATCGCTGGCTAAAGCGTTTGCTCCTTCCTTTACAGGAGAGAGCAACACTTCTCGTAGCGAATATAAGCGACAACAAGGGAAGCTTAAGAAACCCTTAAATGTAGCCTCTGCAATCAAGAAAGTCCCAGAGTTTGGATCTGATTCGATTGATCCTACTGTAGCTTTGCAGAGACGAAATCTCTACATTTTGAGGTGTTACAACCAGAAAATTGGTTGGGCTTTATTCGTGTCTGGTACAACCTTTGTTATTCCTCGTCATTTTGAGCATGGCTTTTATGGTCTTGCACATGACAACGGCGATGATCAACCTCAGGTTGAGTTCGTTCACCCTGTGACTGGTCACGTCGCCTTTGTTATAAAGTGGGATAGTAGTGAAATATGCTACTACGATCGCTACTCTTTAGAAGGCGATTTGGTAGATTTCTTGTTCGTTAAGATAACCACTGGGTTAGTGAGACAACACAGAAGTATTCTCAATTATTTCCCAAAGTGCAACACTTTAAAGCAAGGAGAGAATTATAACTCTCATATAAGTCTTAAAAGAGGAACAAGCATAGTGTTACAGAGTTGTCTTGTGAATATTACTGGAAATTCTTGTTATAAACAGGGAGATGAGGAGTACTGGTCCAGGCTTTTGTCGTACAGTGTGCCAACAGACAAAGGAGATTGTGGGAGCCCTCTTGTAAGTACAGATCCACGATTAGGACGTCCTACAGTTCTTGGTATTCATACTGCAGGTAGTCCTTCTTCCATCTTCTCAGCTAAGAGATGCTGTGGTGTTTACATATCCTATGAAGACGTTGCAGAGGCAATCTCTAAGCTGGAAGGAAGTGAGTTCTTTGAATCAATAGAAGTTGAACAAGTCGAAGCTGAGATCGGAGTTAATGTTTTACATAAGGGAAAGCAACCTAGTATGCCC